TATTGAGCGAAAGACCGGAAAGCGCTGACCCGCGCCTTATGTTCTTCGGTCATCTCTTTTGGTTTTTTCCCGGACGTTGAGAGCTTCATCCCATCGCCGCACGCTGCGGAGAACGTGCAATCCAGATTGCGAGCCACCGCGACAAGCAATTGCGCGGCGGTATATGCACCGTCGACGGTGAAAGCCTCCCGAGCTTCGTTGAAAAGAACATCTCCGAGATTAGCCTTGGAAGCAGCCGCGCAGTCTAATAACTCGCCGGCAAGTTCGGCCTGAGTTGCGATTTTTTTGGCGCTTTCGGTTACATTGTAATTGGACATTCTGGTTAACTCCTAAAAGGTTCAGGCGGATTGCCTGTACTAGGGATATACGGTATTTCCAAGGGTATGTAAAGGGATAAATGCAAAAATAAATAAAAAAAGATTTGCCTTTTTGTCTAATAATTATTGCGAAATGGCATAAACATTGCTTTGCAAAAAGCGTGCCAGTTTCATCATGTGCAATTGCGACTCATTCGCAGAAAACGGCCATTTCACACCTCGGAAAGTGTAGAAATAAATGCATGCAAAGATACATGTAAAGATACATGCAAAGATACATGCAAAGATATATGCAATAATGGGGGTATATATGCATGCAATTCTGCATCTATTTCTAGTTGCGAATGATTCTCATTCTCAATTCGCCCCGCCCGCCCGGACTTGCGAATGATTCTCATTCTCAATTAGCTGGAAAGGTCAATAGTCCTGACCTATCTGGAAAGGTCAATAGTGCTGACCTATTCGGAAATGGGTCAATAGTCCTGACCTATACCCCACGGAAAAAAAACGCCCCGTGCGTACGTCATATGATAATGCCACTGTCATATATTTACCAAAAATACTAGGGTAGTTTAAACTACAAATAAAAAACCACCCCCCTTTGTTTTATTTTACAAGAGAGGGGTGGCTATAATAATAAAAAAATACTAGGGTACAGTTAAACAGGTGTGCCAGCACTTAGGAAGTGCGCTACCCGGCTATAATTCTATATAGATATAATAAAATCAATATCATAAAGTCTTAACCTAGTTGATATTGTAAGTCTTTATTTTAATCTATATACTTTTTTCTATATTTTAATCTATAACATAATCTATATAGAGAGTAGTATACCAGATACAATAGTAAAGAACAACGGTATTGGAAAAATAAATTATAAGTGTTGCAAAAATATCACACCATCCTTAACTCTTTTTCTTGTCTTCCCACAGGGTGGGGTGGTACAATACACTTGGATACTTAATTCTATATAGATATAAGGAAAGATATTGGAGGGTGCTTATGTGTGACAATCCTAATTGTAAATATAAATACCAGTGTAATTGTAATGACTGTAGCTGTTCACCAAATACAGACGGAGAAAAAGGTCTGTGTAAGTGTTGTAAAGACATTATGGTTGCAGGTGTAACAGAAAAAAACAATGACAGCTAGTGAAAAGAATAAACAGGACTTATCTGATCAGGAGATTACCTATAACATTCTTTTGAGTATAAGAAATACTTTGAATGTTATGGTGCAGCAACAGGCAAAGGATGACTTTCTTACTTTTGTTCGTAAGGTAGCACCTACGTTAATTACTGACTGGCATATGGGCAGACATATTGAAGTTCTGTCAGATAAGTTACAGCAGGTAGTGGAAGGAAAGATCAAACGGTTGATGGTCTTTCTTCCACCACGTAGCAGCAAGTCAGTAATCTGTTCCAAGTTATTTCCTGCGTGGTACATAGGTAAAAATCCTAACCACGAGATACTTACTGTCAGTCACTCTGATCAGTTGTCCAGTGACTTTGGTAGATCAGTACGTGATATCGTAAACACTGAAGATTTTACAAATATGTTTCCCGGTGTTAATCTGCGTGCAGACGTTCGTGCTGCAGGTAAGTGGAAGACAAACCTCAATGGTAGTTACTATGCTGCAGGTGTAAGATCACAGATTGCAGGGCGTGGTGCACACATTGCCATACTTGATGACGTTATGTCAGAAGAAGATTCATTCTCTGATGCAGGCAGGCGTTACATAAAGGAATGGTGGCCTTCAGGTCTTCGTACACGTATTATGCCCAATGGTGCAATTATTATTATTAATACTCGCTACCACTACGATGATCTGTGTGGTTGGTTATTAAAGCAGCAGGACGAGTTTGACATTGAAACAAAGATGCGATGGAACGTAGTAAGTATACCTGCATGGTTGGACGAAAAGTCCAGTAAGCTGTTGGGTCTTCCTGAAGGTACAAGTTACTTTCCTGAATGGAAGGACGATGAAACATTACGAATAGACGAGATGGAAATTAAGGCAACCAATGGATCGAAGTATTGGGAAAGCCTGTACATGCAAAACCCCACACCTGATGAGGGTAGTCTTATCAAGAAGAACTGGATCAACTGGTGGGAGTACGAAGAACCACCAAGCTGTGACTTTATCATGCAAACTTATGACACTGCCTTTAGTACAAAGACAACAGCAGACTACAGTGTTATACAGACGTGGGGAGTATTTCATTTCCATGAGGATAGTGAGGACGGTATAGAGGGAGTAGCAAGTAATTTGTTGCTACTGGGTAGTGTACGTGGTAGATTTGAATATCCTGATCTAAGACGTATTGCACAACAGGAATATCAAAAGCATAAGCCTGATATTTGTGTGGTAGAAAAGAAAGCAAGTGGACAGTCGCTAATACAGGACATGAGAAGAAGTGGTCTTCCTGTCTTGGAGTATATGCCTGACAAGGACAAAGTGTCAAGAGTATTTACTGCTTCTCCCTTGTTGGAAGCAGGAAGAGTGTGGTTACCAAAGGGAAAGGAATGGGCAAGAGAATTGTACGAGGAAATGATACTGTTTCCCTATGGCAGACATGATGATCAGGTGGACGCAATGACCATGGCAATACATTATGTCAAGGACAGTTGGCGCTTGGAACATCCTGAAGACCCGGACTGGGAGGACGATGTTAATCCACGCAGGCAGAAACGTGTTGCATATTGGAGAGTTTGAGGTTATAATCTAAAAATGAAACTTGCATATGAATTAGAAAAGAGGCAGGACTTTTACTTTCCTGTCAACGATGATCACTTTTCAGGAGAAGAGTATCAAAAGCCACACAGAATAAGAAGTTTACAGTTTGTAGATGACTTTGATGTTGCATTAGATGTAGGTAGTCATGTAGGTACATGGGCAGTAGACTTGTGTAACAAGTTCAATAAGGTTTATTGTTTTGAACCAATTGAAATACACAGGGAATGTCTTACACGTAATCTGTCAGGTTTTCCTAGTGATAGATTTGAAATACTACCTTATGCACTGGGAGCAGAGAATGACGTAGAGATTGCACTGGAGTACGCTGCGGAAGGTAATAGCGGTACTGCTTCAATCACTACGGATGTGAAACAGGGAGAGTACAAGGCAGTACTAAAGACACTTGACTCTTTTGACTTTGAAAAGATTGATTACATTAAAGTGGACGTTGAAGGTTTTGAATTACAGTTTCTCAAGGGAGCAAGTGAAACAATCAAACGTACAAAACCTGTAATCAATATTGAAATTAAAAATACGTGTGAACGATTTGGTACTACACAACAGGAAATAGCAGACTACCTTGTTGCTGATCTGGGTATGGACTGCGTAGGTAAAACAGTAGCAGATTATATTTTTGTTTACCATACATAAGGTATAAATTAAATGGCAAATGGTCTTGAATCTTTAGTAAAAAAGCCTGAACCAAAAAAAGAAACTTCTGCTTCTTCTAATAAAGAAGATAACGGTGTTGTAAAAAAGACAGTTAAGATTGCTGGTGACATATGGGAGAATATGTCTCCTCTTGAAAAAGCTGCACTTGTTAGTTCGCCTATTCCGATTGTTGGTGATATTATTGGTGGTGCAGCAGATGTATCTGCACTTATTAAAGACCCTAGCTTAACTAATGCAGGTTTACTTGCTGCAGGACTACTTCCTTTTGTTCCTTCAGGAAGTGTTACAAGAACTGCACAAAAGGCTTTTACTAATTTGAGGAATGATATACCGGGTTTTTATGCAACAGGTAATCCAGTAGTTCAAGGATCATCTTGGGCAAAAACTTTACCAGAAGGTTTAGGTAATATGCTTCAAGCTAGATATCTTCCTGAACAAAGAGGAGTACAAAAAGAATTTGATATTAGTGTTGCAGATCAAAAGGCAGCAAAAAAAGCATTAGCAGTTAGTGAAAGAGAAACAGAAAATATAAAACAATTACAAAAAGATTTAAAAAAAGCAAAAGAAATAAAAATTAAAGAAGATATTAATAAAATTGAAAATGATATTAGTGAGGCTACTAAGCGTGCTAATGTAGAAGCAAAAAAAGCAATGGGGCAATTAAATCAGTCTCGTTCTATGTACAATCAATACTTTGGTCCTGAAGACGGCTCAGGAAATTTTTTAAAAAATATTGATGAAATTGATCATATTAAAACATTTTCAAATTTTAATGTAGAAGATTATTATAAAACAGTTGGTGATTTATCAGGGTTACCTGAAGAAGAAATAGCTGGTATTTTTAAACAAATTGAAAAAACTCAAAACATTAATCCAAATAAAAATTATCAGATGAATATTAGGAGAGCATATACGCAATCTGCAGGAAATCTTGATCCCGGTATGCAATCAAAAGTTTTTGGTGGAAAGAGTCTTGAAGATATACAAGTTGAAGTTTTTCCAACTAGATTTAATTCAAAAACTGGTAAAATTATTAAACCTAAACCATATAAAGATAATGAAGAATTTTTAACAGCATTACAAAAAGCAGAAGTTAATATTTTAAATCCAGAAGAAGTTTTAAAAGGAAAAGCAGCAATTGTAAAAGGAAGTGGTAAATCGGATGCTTGGGAATTAGGAGGCGTTAATTATATGTCTTCTATTTCTAAAGATGGAAAAATAGTTACTATTGTTAATGATGAGCATGATTTATTTAGTACTCCAGCTATTTTAAAAAAATA